AAGAAACCTTAAAAGAGACGGAGATATTCTAATGACAGAAGTAGTATTTGATATAGAAACCAATGGCACTAAACCTACTGAGGTGTGGTGCCTCGTAGCTAAAGTAGTAGGTAGTGGAGAACATGAGACTTTCATAGGACACGAACTAAGTACATTCACAAGCTGGCTAGAAGCAGTAGGATGCATCACTCTAATAGGCCATAACATCCTAGGGTTTGATATGCCTGTACTTAAGAGCCTACTGAATATTGATTTAGATTCTTATAAAATCAAAGATACATTAGTCATGTCAAGATTAGATAACCCAAGCAGGGGAGATGGGCATTCTCTAAAAGCATGGGGAGAATATCTAGAATATCCTAAGGATATATTCCATGAATGGGATCACTATAGTGAAGAGATGTTATCTTACTGCATCCAAGATGTGAAAGTATCAGAACATCTGTATCAAGTACTAAAGAGAGTTGATATTAATCCAGAAGCATTAGAGCTAGAGCATCAAGTCTATAAGATTACAGCTAAACAAGTGAGTGCAGGTTGGGAGTTTGATCTAAGGAAAGCTACTCAACTACTGGCTGAAATAAAGTCAGAGATATACAAGACAGAGGACGAAGTACGATCAGTATTTGTTCCTATTAAAGAGTTCCTTCCTCTAAAAGAACTAAAGATAAAGCTAAGGAAGGATGGTAAGTTATCTAAAGCTTATAGTAACCAACTTGCTAAGGGAGCGTATAGAAATATAACAAGACATTGGGGAATGGACATATATCCTGACTTCAATCTAGGAAGTAGAACACAGATAGCTAAACATCTACAGCACTATGGATGGAAGCCAGCAGAGTTCACTCCTACAGGTAAACCTATTGTTAATGAGCGAGTTCTTAAGGGGATTAACATACCTCAAGCAAAGCTTATCAACAAGTACCTCATGTTACAGAAGCGAATAGGACTAGTGAGCAGTTGGATAGAGGCAGTGACAGTCCAAGGCAGGATACATGGATATGTTAACTCTTGTGGGGCTGTAACAGGGAGAATGACACACTCCAAACCTAATATAGCTCAAGTACCCTCTGTTCATTCCGAGTATGGTAAAGAATGTAGAGAGTTGTTCAAAGCAAAGCCAGGATTTAAGATGGTAGGTGTTGATGCCAGTGGTTTAGAGTTAAGAATGCTTGCTCATTACCTAGGAGATCCTGAGTACACTAAAGAAATACTTGAGGGAGACATTCACACTGCTAATCAAACAGCCGCAGGGTTAGAAACAAGAGATCAAGCTAAGACGTTTATCTATGCCTTCCTTTATGGCGCAGGTGATGAGAAGATAGGCGAGATAGTAGGAGCAGGTGCTAAAGAAGGTAAGAGATTAAAGAAAGCCTTCCTAAAGAACAACCCAAAGCTTAAAAAGCTAAGGGATAATGTAACAAGTGCCGCTAGAAGAGGGTATCTAATTGGTTTAGACGGTAGAAAGATACTGATCCGTAGTGAACACAGTGCATTGAATGCATTACTTCAGTCAGCAGGAGCTATTGTCATGAAGAAAGCCCTTATCCACCTAGATAACTACAGTAGAAAGCAATCACTTACCAATGAAATAGTAGGTAACATACATGATGAGATACAGTCAGAGGTACTTGAAGAAGATGCTCATAGATATGGACTACTTGCAGTGGATTGTATCAGACAAGCAGGAGAAGATTACAATATGAAATGCCCACTAGATGGAGAGTATAAGGTAGGCAACACATGGGCAGATACCCACTAATGCTATTCTTAACAGGACTACTCACAATAACTCTTACTCCCTTGTTCTTATTACTAGGGACTTTTAAACTTATAATAGATATGATGCCTTATGAAGAAGATATATAACTTAGTAGATGATATATACAAAGTTCTTGAAACAAGTGAACCCTCAGTAGTACACCCATTCAGTGTAGACCAGATCATAGAAGAGTTTGGAGAGAGCATGAAGGAAATGCTACTGTCTGTGATAACGAAGAGAGAAGATAAGCGTACACTTAGGATGAGCAACATAGGTAAAACAGATAGGTATCTATGGTTGTTACATCGAGGCCATAAGCAAGAGAAGATGGCTCCTCATGTTCTTATGAAGTTTCTATACGGTCATGCAACAGAAGAGCTTGTACTGGCTCTAGTTAAACTTGCTGGACATGAGGTAACTAATCAACAGAAGGAAGCTGAAGTAAATGGAATCAAAGGAAGCATGGATTGCTGTATAGATGGTACCTTGATTGATGTAAAGACAGCAAGCTCCTTTGGATTCAAGAAGTTTAAAGAAGGAAGTGTAAGAAATGATGATCCCTTTGGGTACTTAGCACAGCTACAGGGATATGCCGCTTCCCTAGGTAAATCAGAGGGAGGTTGGTTAGCTATTGATAAAGTGAATGGACACTTAGCTCTTCATATAGAGAACTTTACATATGATAAACCTATAGAGGAACGTATAGATGAGCTAAAGGAAATAATGGAATCTCCTATGCTACCTGAACAATGTCATGCAGTAGTTCCAGAAGGTAAGTCAGGGAATACTAAGCTTGCAATGGGATGTAGTTACTGTGTCTTTAAGAAGGAATGCTTCCCTCAAGTAAAAGTATTTAAATACTCAACTGGCCCCAGATTCCTAGTAGATATAGTAAACTATCCTAAAGTCCCTGAGATATATGACTACTTTGATTAATGACATCCTATACATTTAATACGCCTCCTGTTCCTGCCTCAAGACCTAGAGTTACGAGGTGGGGTACTTATTACTCTAAGACATATAACAACTATAAGACTGAGATGGCATTCTCCCTAGAAGGAAGAAAGGATCTTATCTTACATAAAGGGTTATTAGAGGTAGAGATTATATTCCATGTAACTATCCCTAAGTCATGGTCGAAGAAGAAGGTATCAGAAAAGAATGGACAGTTCTGTGACAACAATGCAGACATAGATAACTATATTAAAGCTATCTTTGACGCACTCAATGGCATCCTCTATGAAGATGACAGACAGATAGTAAGAATAAAGAACTCTGAAAAGAGGTACAGTACGTCCCCCAAGACAGAGTTCTCTATTAAAGAGTTGTAGTTACTTGCCTCTTGGCGAGTTACGAGGAGGTTTCTTACCGCTTGGTTCCCCAACAAGATCAGAAAACCAGTCTGACAAACCACTCATGCCCCAGTCATGATCGGAGTCGTCATATTCATAGTCAGTAGATAGATCTCTTACAGGAGCATTTCCACCTGCTCTATCTGGACGATTCCCATACTGAATTTTATCCCCCATACGAGAGAGATCTCTTACAGGCGCACCCTCTTCTTGTCGCTTCTTATCTTGATCTTGTTGTTGCATCCTCTTTACGACATCTTTCTTTTTGTTAGTATAATTTCCACCTGCCTCTTTCTCAGTCCACGTCGAACCGAAATCAAGAGAATATGGGTCTGTGATGCCCAGCTTATCTAAAACATCAACTCTAATTTCCTCATTCTTATTAAGAACATCAGACGCAGAAGTTTCATATGGGTCTGGGATACCCGTAGCATCTAAAACACCAACTCTAATTTCCTCATTCTTCTTAAGAACATCAGCCATGAACTTTCTCAGCATATCTACGTTATCAGCAGCCCATGCTTGATAATCCCCGTAACCCTTACTAACATCATCAAACATACCTGACTCTTCCTCTTGTTCTTTAGTCTGTAAGGAGCCATCTTTACCACGGTTGCCTTTCAGATTACGGTCTTGTGCTTGCATACCAGCTACGCTAGATCCCTTTTTGTTAAGATACATATCTTCACTTTCCTCATTTAATGTAGTAAGAGCAGAAACAAAGTCCCCAACTCGAGTTGGTGTCTGTTTTGCCCAAAGAGAGGGAACACCACTTCCTTCTTTAGTATATTCAATTTCACTTATAGCTCTCTCATAATCTCCTTCCTGCATATGTCGCCATGCAGTAGGGAACTTAGCTATCCAGTCAGCCCCCATCTGAAAGTTAACAGAAGTTAAGGCATCCTGAAAAGCAGGAGTAGAGTCAGGAACTTGAGAACTCTGATCTATAGCTGCCTGTTCAGCCCAGCCCATGTCCTCCCTGAGCCAGTTATCAGTAAGGGATTTAGGAAGAGGAGTACCAACTGGATATAGCTTATTCTCAGCATCAGTTAACTTATGCCCAGTGCCTCCATGTGGAATCCCCAGAGAGTCTGTATAAACATAATCTCTGAATCCCTCTCTCAAGGCGATATGTTCTAGTAGTTCATTTCTCATAATAGTTTATTTCTCATTATAGTATCTAATAGGTAGCCCTACGAAGCCAAAGAAGAACCTTTTAACTCTCTCTTCTACAGGAATACTTGTATCTAAAAAGGGTTGAATAGAGATAGGGGCAACCTTGGAAATTATATACTTACCTCCTTCCATATGTGGCCCTGTAACAGCACCTTCTCCTCTTTTAAGCCCTATGTATTGCTTCTGCGCCCAAAACTCCATAACAGATCTAGGTATTACAGACAGTTTATTAATTAAGGTGTGACCAGGATAGCGAACCCAATGCATTGTCTCAGCAGTTTGCTTAGATACAGTCATACCTGTTTTGTTACCTAAGTCCACTTGTCCGTCTAGCACGAACTTAGCAAAGCCATCCATTGTAGGTTCTTTATCAGAGAACATTTCAGTAGCCGCCCACCAATACATAGAAGTGATTACTGCACTTCTTGCACCATAAGCACCATACAATTTCCATACCTCAAAAAGCTCCTTCTCTTTAGGAGTCTTCCAATGTCCTTTAAATACTCTATAGGCCAGTGCCTTATGGCTCCCTTCTTTACCTAGGAACGCATGCCCGATACTTCTGATATTAGAAACAGTCCAATCAGGAGAAAAGAGATACAGGTTAAGATACTTCCTCCTAGAAGGATGTATTTGACTAGCAATTGTATCTGCTACTTTACCTCTAAAAGTATTAGGATGTTTTTGAACATACTCCAAAAAGGCAGTATGATAACGTCCCCAATCTTGTCCTCCAAAAGCATGGTTATTAAATTCAACAGAAGCTTTGGCGGCTCTTTCTTCAGACAAGCCTCCCTTCATTAGCTTTTCTTTTTGGATATAATAGCCAGCTACTTTAAAGTAATCATGGATATAGTTCCAAGTTATATCATCTAACTTCCCAGTAATCTTCTTACTGATAAGACCTAAAGCTCCCATATCATCAAGTAGAGCATTAATCTCTGCTTTACCCGCGTTCTGAAGAGGATCATCAGGAACATGAATAATGTTTGAGCCATGTCTCAAAGGTTCTTCAGCAAGTTTAGCGAACTCTTTAGAGTTGGGATGTACCTCCCTCATTGTAATATCATCAGTAAGTTTACCTTTCTTAGCAAAGGCTTTAAATACAGCAGCAGGCCCAAAAGAGAACGCACCAGATGACACAAGGGAGTTAGCGTGGAACAGTGAGCCAGCAGTGGATATTCTTTTTAATCCATTATTCAACCCAAGAATAGCATTCAACATTCCCTTAGCACTGGAGCCTTGGCTAACATTAAAGTAATCCCTAAGAAGAGCCTGATAGGGTTTATTAATAAACATACCACTGACGCTTGGAGCATCTTTCATGGTGTCGTAGTGATTCTTAAAAGCAGTCTTTGATTCTGCAGTAATAAGTTGCTCGCTAATAGAATCCATAAAAGAATCCATAGCCTTTTTGTTTACAAAAGCAGTAGGAGCCACTATCCCATCTATATCAACTTGACTAGTTGTAAACTCATTAAGCAATCTCTTAGCGTGAA